ATCTCTGTTTATTAATAGTACATCTGCCATTATCTTAATATTTTTGTTATTGTACTTCTTATTCTCTGCCTTGTAGTTGGCATATATCCCCTATTAATCATATCTTTAGGTTTTGTATTTACCTTTCCACTATTTACAGGGTAATCAATAGCCCTCTTTCGTGCCTCTCTAACTGCTATCTCTTCGTCATTTTCTAGCTTTTTAGATTTACTTTTTGCCATTGGTACTCCTATTTTTCTATCAGAGCCTTTAGTAATGCCTTTTAATAATGAATGTAACTCGTCAAATAATATGCCTGCATCTTCAAAATCTAAGTTCATAGCAGTAGTTGGTAATTTAGAATAAATCTTTTTCGTTGGTATTGTTCTTCCTTTTAATGCGCTTCTGAAAAATCTAAAAACACTATTTGTAGTTTTGCCAAATCTTTGAAAGATAGTAGCCTTAATTGGTGCGGGTATATTAAGCCCTGCTAAATATCTTTGAAAATATCCTCTTGCAGATGTTTCTACAAAGTTCTTGAAATTGATAGTATTAGCAAACATATTCTTTCTATCATTTAAAGGTAGCCCCGTAGAGTTGATAATTATAAAAGAAACAGCTTGCGCCCATTTGTTATCTAATCTTGGTATCGGTAAATCAGCTACCATATTAATCCAATCAGGAATATTTACAGCGTTCCATCTACGAACGTAAATATGTCTTTGCCAATAATGGTGGCACAATGCACCGCCTTTATAAAGCCAAATTGAATAATTTGTTTTTCCACTAGCAGCAAGTTCAGAATGCACCGAGTCATTTTCCATCTGTACAATATCCTCTTTTCGATATACTAAACCAGTCTTAGCAATATCAACCATACTTTTGCAAAATTCCCTACTGTTGTTTTTATTACTTTTAGGAGCATAAGAATATCTAGCTTTCCATAATGATAGCCTTTTATCTTTATACTTAAAACTTGAACCGTCTTGCGTACTGCGTTCTTGTGGGTTTGCATATCCCTCTAGTGTACCTCTGCTTTCGGTTAATGATATGTTACCTACTATTTCCATTTAATTCAAATAGTTTATCTTCTTCGTTTCCGTCTTTTACTTCAGTTACCGCAACTTCAAACCACTCTTTATCATCTACACTTTCACCGTAAGGGTTAATAGCCTCTAAATATGATTTCTGCATTTCATCTGTCATTACTGGTCTATCATCGTGATTGTGCTTAGATAGATTAGTCCCATCATTAATATCCATTTTATTAGGAGTTTCTTTATAACTAGGAAAGTCAGTAAATGGGTTTAAGGTCTTAAATTCTAAATCTATCTCTAAGCCATTAAGCAATAATAGCTGTTCAAAATTTTCTGTTATTAGCCTGCGGTAATGTTTTAGAACATTTTGCTCAAATAATATAGAAGATACTCTTAACTCATCTGCATTATTTCCTAATCCCATACCGCTTTTTACGCCGAATAATGCGGGAGAGGTCACTCTATTACCTATCATTATTTTTTCGCTACTTTCTTTAGATAATAAATCAAACATTTTATCTAAGTCTGTTTGCTCTACTGCTGTGATAGATGCGGCTCTTTCCTTATCATCATTAAAAGCTACCATTATACGCCCAGTATTAGAAGTCCTACCCCACTTCTTATTTACTTGTCTTTCTATTTCTTTTCTAGCATCTTCTTCGGGAACACCATTATTGAAGTTAATTAAAAGACCAGGAAACATACCGTTTAATAAGTTGTTTATATGGAAATTAGATATTTCTTCCTCAATATGCGCGTATTGCAATGCACCTTGATAGTCTACTGTTGGGTAGTAAAACGAACCTGCTCTATAAGGTTTTACTGCTAAAATAGATAAAGCAACAGGATATTCAGCATTAAAAGCAGGGTATGATTTAGGTCTATATTTAGACTGTGTATGTTTACTCCAATCATCTGAGTACCAAAATTCTGCTACTTCTCCCTTTTCGTTAGCCTTGCCACTTCTCCAATTTTGAACAGGAGTATGTTTAACTTTTACTATCTTCTTTAAATCCTTTGATAGTATGATTTGTTGCATATAAAAACCTAAACACTTTAAATCAAAAGCCCAACGTAAAGAATCATTAAAAGTAAATATCTTTTTGGCTATCTCTAAATTCGTAATATCAGTACTTGTAAGACCATCGCCAATAACCATTTCAGCAATACCGTTTATTAGTGCGTGAGAAGTAGCACTACCCCTATATCTGTCAAGTAGATATTCAAAGTACATATTATCATCACCGTAGTTAATCCATTTGCGTGATGGGTTTTCGCTAATCTCGGGAGAAGAATAATTGCTCATTCCCAATACCATTATATTATCTCCCGTACTATTGTTTGACTTTAAAGGTTTTTGCATCTTTAGTAATTGTTGTGTAATAATCAGTATTCATTGAAAATGCCTCTAGGTCTGTTTCCGTAGTTGCAAATATCTTGCTTTTATTTATGTTTACACCCTCTGATGATAATTCTAAGAAATAAAATCTCTTGTCTAAAAATGTATGTGTAAGGGTAAATGTCAATACACCGCTAGCGTATGTACCAGTTATTATAGAAGTAGTTTCAATTTGAGTTTCTTCTTCTAATACAACAGCCGTAGCAGTAATTACTTCTTGCCTTATATATACACTTATTGAGTGTGTTAAATCTGTGCTATCTAGTATAATCATATCAAATGTATAACGAAAAAAGCCCTCTCGTTGTTTGAAAGGGCTTTTGAATATGAATAAAGTATTAAAAAAGTATTTATGCTCCAGCTGTAATAGTTGGTGCAGTAGTAATAGAATCAAATGGATATACAGCACTTGTTGAATCAGCTCCAGCTGTAATAAAGTTTGCAGGTATTTTCTCTTGTCCTGTTAGTACTAATGTGTAACCCGATAGGTCACCCATTGCTGTACCTGTTACAACGGTACCGCCCGTTACTTCCATTCCATTATCTAAGCCACAAGTAAATACGTTTCCGTTATAATCTTCAACAAACACTACTGGTCTGCCATAAGCAAGAAGTTTGATTTCCTTGTTAGTAGCCGCAGTTAATTGTTTAAATGTTAAAGTTAATACTTGTTCCCAGTATGTAGTGCCAGCATCTCTTGACGAGGTTACTGTTTGGTCTAAACTAGAACTACCTTTTACTTCATACTTAAAAAGTGCTTCAGTTGTTGGAGTGCCGAGAACAGAAGAAATATCTGTTACTACATCATCAACCACAGTAGGATATGTTTTCCAATTTGCAAAATAAACGTTCTTTATACCCCCAACGCTATCTTTACAAGGTTCTAATCTTCCGAGTGTAATATCACAAGCCATAATTTATTTCCTTTCTTTTTTAGTTTATATTATGAAAATAAATTGCTCTTACGGTGCGTTCCAGTAATATACAAGTTCTGAACCAATACCATATTGAACTGCCGCAGTATAACGCATAATGTATCTAATGTTTTGACTTCCATCAATGTCAGCCATATCAATTACTTTAACTTCGTTTTGGTCGTTCATTAGTCCTGTTCCAAACCATAGGTTACTTTTTTGAGCAACTACCATTTCACTTGCTGCCATTCCCCTAGAGTGAACTATTGGAATACCCGCATAATCAAGAGGCTTCTCGCCTACTGTACCTTGGTTAAGATAACCAGCACCGCCTATTGTTGCTACAAAACCACCTAAAGCAGTCATATATGCTTTAATTACCGCAGTAGAAGCATAAATTACTAAGTCAGGCGAACCGTAAACAGTCGCAGGAATAGCCGCATATACTAGTGCTAAAGCAGCTAATACATTTGTACTTACTATCGCAACCCCTGCATTATCAACATCAACTACTGTTGAATCTGCCGCCATTAAAGTAGAAAATCCACCGAACTGTCCATTTGTTGCTTCTGTTCCCTGCCAAATTGAAGTTTCATTTGCCGCACCAACTGATGCTGCCATATGACTAATTAGGAATTGTTGGAAGCTAGGAGGCATATTATCGTGTGCTGAATAGCCCATTGAAATTGCATCCCAGTCAGTCTGAAAATCAGACTTACAAAGAACCTCATTTACTTGTAGTTCTTTTGGAGTTAATAATCTTTCTGTCAAAGCTACTGAACCAGTAGGGTTGAAGTCACAAGTCGCATCTTTTACAATACCTGTGTTAGTTAATTTCTTAACTACTTGCTTTACCTTAATGTTAGGCTTGATGGTAATAGCCTGCTTGCCGAGTGTGTCACCCGAAAGTAACGCGGCTGCAATATATTGACCTGCAAATTCGCCTGCATAGGTTGTTGTTATCGCTGTTGTTGTTGCCATTTTTATATAAATTTTTATAGTTTATTTACTAAGCTGTTGTCAAACTAGATGCAACTGAAAGTTGTCCTGATAGAAACCAGCTTGTGCCGTCAGATACTAATTCAATCCAATCACCTGCAATTGATTTAGTATGTACTATGGTTATTGCTGTTTCTGCTGCTGCTAGCTGTACTAATCCAGCTTCTGTTACACTACCACTAATCAATGCGTCTGTGGCTGTTATAACCCAAGAACTTGTTGCTATTGCTGCCGTTATAAGAAATTTAAATTTACATCCGTCATAAGGAGCAGGTAATGTTATTGCTTCGCCTATTGCATCGAGCAAGTAAGTTTTTCCACTATCAGCCGCAGTCAAAGTTGTATCTGCACTGATTGCTACCGTCTTTTCAAAGATTCTAGTAACGTCATCTGAATAATTTGTTGCCATTTTGTTTTAGTTTTTTAGTTTCCGTATAACATTTCGTAAACTCGGTTAATTCCTATTGTACTATTTTTCGCATTAAGAGAAACACCTAATGTTTCAACCTTTTTACCCTCTGGTGATGCTGTAATTCCATCACTTGCAGGATGTTCGGACAACTGTGTTTTTAATTCAGTATTTTCTTCTTTAACCTTGCTTAACTCTTGGAGTTGGTCGGTTAAAGGTTTAAGTGCTTCCGCTATAAGCGTTGAAACATCTTCTTTGCTTAATGTAGTTGGAGTTTCTTCCACTACTACATTTTCCTTTTCGGGTGCTTGTGCTACTAATATTTGACCTACTACACCTACTTCGTTTACAATTATTGACGTTCCGTCAGGGAGCATATACTCTCCAACTTCTAAAGGAATATTCGCACCATCTACAATAGTGTAAACACTTGTTCCCTCAATTAACTCATTGTCAAAATAAATCGTAACTCCGCTATCGGTAATAACTTCAGATAGTTTAGCCTCTGTTTCTTCTACCTTTGGATTAGGAGAGAGAACAGTTTGAACCTTTTTTAAAATTTCTTCTGCTGTCATTTTATAAATTGTTTTTTATATACATATTACGCCTATAAATACTTGCTTGTAGCAAATTCATAAAAAAAGGGCGGTTAACTACTCCGCCCCACTAACCTAAATTAAATATGAAAACTATATTTCTTGAATATCTAACCAAACCGCTAAAGTCTTTGTATCTTCTGAACACCACCAACTACCAT